TGCGGCGGCGGGGAAAATTATGCCGGGACGGCGGACAAAACAATAAATCCGAACCCACGGCCAATCGGCAAGGGGTTCGGATTATATTGTGTTGGTGGAGCGAGACGCACGGCATCCGAACTCCTCCCCGTCTTCAAAACGCTGCATATCACGCAGTGTGATGGTGTTTTTATCTCCGCTGAAGTTGTACGTCAGCGTTATGTGGTCGTCATAGACGAATACTGCGTTCACGAAGGTCTGGATCAGGCGCTTTTGTGCCTCCTTGTCCGACCAGTCAGCGTCACGCAGGCTGCGGAGATAAAATGCGATATGGGATTTTTGCAGGTGGAAACCACGGGCAATTTCCCTGTCGGCAATGGACGCCTTCAGGTCGGCTTTCTGCTGCGTCAGCTCGTCCATGCGCTTCTTGGTTTCTTCGGTCAGTATTCCGGCCTCAATGGCCCGAATGAGGTTTGATATAGCCGTGTCAGTCTGTGCGAGTTGCCGTTGAAGGTTCCGTAGCTCCTCTTGACTGTTGTCCTGTGCAAGGTAATACTCCCATGTGCGGTCAACGATGTAGTCCAGTAGCTCGTCGTCTTGCAGCAGCTCATGGGTGGCGTTGAGCACGGTGTCCTCAATGTCCGCCTGTCGCACGGCCTTTTTGTCGCAGGAGCGGAAGCGCTTCTTGTTGGAGCAGATGTAGTAATTATGCTTTGCGCCGGTTTTACTGGTGCCGCTCTCGCCGAACATCAGAGCGCCGCACTTGCCGCAAAACAGCTTGTCCGTGAGGATGTAGTCGGCGCGCGACCATGTTTTCGCCGGTGCTCGTTTGTTGATCTTCAGCATTTCCTGTACTTTGTTAAACACGTCGTCCTCGATAATCCGGGGTACTCCGTCCTTGACCTCGCGGCCTTGATACTCGTAAATGCCGATGTATTTCTTGTTCTTCAGAATCGAATGCAAGCTGTTCTTGGTGAAGGGGCCACCGCGCAACGTCCGCAGACCCAGTTCATTCAGCTTGTCAACGATTTCCGTAACCGTCTTGCCATCCGCATACATGGTAAAGATCATCTTCACTGTGGGTGCGGTATTTTCGTCTATGACGAACTTTTTGTCCGCCCCGGTCTTGTACCCCAGCGGGCGGTTTCCGCCCAGCGACTGGCACTTCTCGGCGCTCTCAGCACGGCCACGGCGGATGTTCTGCGACAGCTGTAGGCTGTAATACTCCGCGAAGCCTTCCAGCACGCTTTCGAGGATTACGCCTTCCGGGCTGTCCGGGATGGTTTCTGCCACATACTCGACGCGCACGCCGTTCTTGCGGCACTTCATCTTGTTTATGGCGATCTCCTCGCGGTTGCGCCCAAAGCGGTCAACTTTCCACAAAATGATAACGGAGAATTGCCTTTTAGCCGTGTCCTTCAGCATCTGCTGGAACTCGGCACGGTTATCCGTCCGACCGCTCTTTGCCCTGTCAACGTATTCATGCACGATGGTGTAGCCGTGCGCGGCGGCGTAGTCCCTTGCGTTGGAGAGCTGCCCTTCGATGGACTGTTCACCTTGACTGTGGCTTGAATACCGGGCATATACGACGGCCAGTTCGCTGACCTCCGGCTTTGCCATTGGCACTTGCCATTTAATATCTATCGACATATCTGTTTACCCGTTACGCCATTCTGCGCCCAGCAGGAGGGCTTTTTTAGTTCTCAGGAACGTTGACAATGAAAGTGGCGGTCTGTTTATTTCCGTTTCCATCGTACTGAACCACGTTGATCTTAAACGTCCCGGCGTTGTCAACGCCTACACAGCTCTGAGCGTTGCAAGTAGCACCAACTGGCGCTTCATTAGCGTATTTCGTCACGTCGCCGGGGTAACTGTAGCCCATGACACCGGCGCTATCAACGATGGAATCGTCCATTCCGAAGAAAAGACCGTTCATAAGCCCGGACTGGTCGGTATAGCCGATATTCGTATAAGTGTAGTCAACAACATAAACCGCAGCCGGATTAGTTTCCGCGAATTCGTTTCGGTCTTCAGTTGCGGTTACGGAATTAACCACAAGCGACCACTGTCCATCAACCGTCCACGTTTCGCCGATGTTGAACTCGGTTTTGACCGGTTCATTTTTTGACGTGTCCCCGACATTTTCGCTGCTGCCGCCATTGCTATCTGCGGGGTTAGTGGTAGTTCCGCAGGCACAAAGAGCCAGTGCGAGAACGAGAGCAAGCGCGATAAGCACGATTCTTCTTTTCATTTTGATTTTACCTCCCTTATTTGTTCTGTAATTCGTTGGCGAAAACAAGGAGCTTGGCACGATCCATTACGCTGAGCTGTTCAAAGATCGACAGCAGCTCCATTTCCTGCTCGGATAGCTTTCTTTCATTCCCGTTGACGATTGTAACCGGAGCGTGAGTGTGTCCGATGATACCGTGGTTGTCCTGAACCGTTTCGACGTTCACTGCGGCATCATCACCCTTTAGATAATCGACGGAAACACCGAAGTAGTCTGCAACGGCTTTAACGGTCTTGGCACGGGGCAGCCCTGCCATGTCACGCCAGTTATTCGGTGTCGAACTTGAAAAGCCCAGTTCTGACGCAAGTTTGGTGATTGATATTCCTCGCTCTGCACAGAGAGCATTTACCCGGTCATGGAAAGTCATAAGAAAGTCCTCCTAAAAATAATCGAAGAAAATCGAAGAACTATATTGACAATCGAACGAAACTGAGGTATAATGAAGTAAACCGAACAGGGGTAAACGGAACCAGCCCCTGCAAAAATCGGTCTTTGCAGCGGTTTGAGTGTCAGTATTGTTCTGTAGGCACTGAACATTATAGCACTAAACCGAGCAAAAGTCAACAAAAAGGAGGTATTTTGCTTGGAGCATTTTTATAGCTGCGAGCAGGTGGCTGAACGCTACGGCGTGAAGGTCGCCACTGTCTGGGAGTGGATCAGATCGAAAAAGCTCCCGGCTATAAAGATCGGTAAGCAGTATCGGATTACTGCTGACCACCTTAACGCCTTTGAGCAGCAGGCAAGCGAACCCACAGTTAATCAGTAAGAAACGAGGAAAGCATCATGGCCAACGTCAAAATCGACTGCACGCAGATTCCGCGAGTACAAATGGATATTCTCTGCCGGACGCTGCTTGCGGGCATTGAGCGGTTTTACTCCGATCCGGAGAATTTGCGCCGCTACGAAGCGTGGCTACAGAAATGCAGAGAGGAAGGCAAGTTCTATGACGACGACACGCAGACGGCAGCACCAGCAGTTCAATAGGCTGCGCCGTATCGCTCTTGGCCTCTTTGTGCTGGCAGTGTTGGAGGCGGCCGTAATCACGATCCTTGCCGTCAACTGCGCGTCAGGCGCAGCGCCCGCACCGGAGGAAACCGCACCCGCTCCCACGGCTGAAACGTCCGTGCCGGAAACCGAAGCCCCTACCGCCTCCACACCGGACGAGCCGGTCACAGAGCCGGAAACCGTACCGCAGGAGACAGAAGGGCAGAGATTCCTACACAGTGACGACATTCCGCTGAGCTACGAGCTTCAAGAGGTAATGCAGCAGGCGTGTGAGGACTACGGCGTTCCCTATGCACTGGCGCTGGCAATCGCGGAATGCGAAAGCAGCTTCAACCTCGATGCAGACAACGGCACCTGCTGGGGCCTGATGCAAGTCCATCCGATTAACTATGATCGCCTGCGCGGACTTGGGATCGAACCCACCGACTATGAGGGCAACATTGTTGCCGGTGTCCTCTTGATCGGTGAGCTGCTGGACAAGTACGGCGACCAGCACAAAGCCCTCATGGCCTATAACTGTGGCGAGGGCGGCGCTGCGAAGCTCTGGCAGCAAGGCTACTACTCAAGTCAATACTCAAGGCACGTCTTGAACGTTTCTGAAAGCTGGCAACAAATCATCGACGATCTGAAGAACATTTAGGAGGCAAATCATGTTTGAGATCAAAATGACCATCGAAATCCCCGGATTACCGGAAGCGCTGAACGCGCTGGCCGGTGCCATCGGCAAGCAGCCCGAATTCGTCTGCCATCAGCACGGAGGGAACAACCACCACATCGACAACGCAGGCGTTGTCAACGTTGATTTCCCCGCCGCGCCTGCTCCTGCGGCTCCCGTCGTAAACCCTACGACACCTGTTCAGCCTGCGCCAACTACCGGCACTGTTGCGCCCACCCCTGTTCAGCCGACTGCACCGACGACTGTTGCCCCGACTGCGCCGGTCGCCGCTCCGGCTGAGAGCTACACCGTGGAGGAACTGAGCCGCGCGGGTGCGGCGCTGATCGACGCAGGCAAGATGCCGCAGCTCCTCGCCCTGCTGGGCAAGTTCGGTGTGCAGGCCGTGACGCAGCTGCCGAAGGAGGCATACAGCGCCTTTGGTGCTGAGCTGAAAGCTCTCGGAGCGCAGCTTTAACGGGAGGTGGGACGATGCCTACCCCCAGACAACACGCCCTTCTGAGCGCATCCAGCGCCCACCGCTGGCTGGCTTGTACGGCGGCACCGCATTTCGAGGAGAACTTCCCGGACGGGACAAGCTCCTATGCGGAGGAAGGCACTCTGGCACACGCCATCTGTGAGCTGTACGCCCGCAGGAAATTCACCGTCCTGTCCACGCGCAAATTCAACTCGGAGCTGAAGAAGCTGCAAGCCCGCCCGCTGTACTCCGATGAAATGCTGCGGACCGCCGAAGCGTATGTGGAATACCTCACAGAGAAGGCCATGCAGTACGCTACGCCGCCCCATGTGGCAATGGAGGTCAAGGTTGACCTCACGGCCTATATCCCGGACGGCTTTGGGACCTGCGACTGCATTATGATCGGCGGCGACACGCTGCACATCACCGACTACAAGCACGGCAAGGGCGTTCCCGTATCGGCTGAAAACAACCCGCAAATGCGGCTGTACGCGCTGGGCGCTCTGAGGCTCTACGGGCCTATCTACGGCGACCAAATCAAGCGGGTATCAATGGGTATCTGTCAGCCCCGCTTGTCACAGGAGGCCAGCGAGGACGCCCTCAGCGTGGATGATCTGCTTGCATGGGGCGAGAGTATCAAGCCCCTTGCAAAGGAAGCCTACGACGGTCCCGGAACCTTCTGCCCCGGTGAGCACTGCCGATTCTGCAAGGGCAAGGCGCAATGCGCCGCAAGAGCCGCGTTCTTCACCGGCTTTGAGGATTTCAAGAATCTCACCCCCGCGAACGGCAGCCGGGAGATCGGAAAAAATCCGTGCCTGTCGGACGCCGAAGTTGGCGATCTGCTGATTCAAGCTGAAGGTCTGGTGCAGTGGTACAAGGACCTTCAGGATTACGCCACCGGTGCTATGCTTGACGGCGGCGAAATCCCCGGCTGGAAGCTGGTGGAGGGCCGCAGCAACCGTGCTTTTACGGATGTTGACACCGCTGTTCAGAAGCTGATTGACGCCGGGTATGACGAGGCGCTGATCTATGACCGAAAGCCGAAGACCCTCTCAGAGCTGGAAAAGATGCTCGGCAAAAAGACCTTCGCGGAGCTGCTTTCCGGGTGCATCACGAAGCCGAAGGGCAAACCTACACTTGCGCTGGCAAGTGACCGCCGCGAAGCCTATTGCGTCGGTGCCGCTGAATTTACAGGTGCGTCCGATGGCTGAAACGGTATATCTCAATGACGGCAGCATGGAGGTCATTTTCGAGGACAAGGACGTGTTCCTCGAACGGCTGCTGCGTGAAAAGCTCGGAGATGACGTCGCCCGCTGCTTCCGGGATTGCGTTGCGGAGCTGAAGGAGAAAATCCAAGAACAGCAGGAGCTGGTCAAGGATTATGAGGGCAACGCGGACGGTTATCTGGATATGTGCCGCGACGCCTGCGAATCCTTCACCGCCATTATGAAGCTGCTGGAAGCGCCCCGCCTGAATCGGAATGCGCTCAAATCCGTAACCCGAAACGCCTTCAACGCGATTTACAAAAACCTTTGATCCCACCTTCGGATGCAGGACTGAACATATTGAACCGAATGAATTTTATGGAGGAATTAAACCATGTATCAGAATGACCCGAAAAGAGTTCTCACCCCCGAATGCCGCCTGTCCTACTGCAACCTCGTGACCGCTCGTGCGCCGCAGAACGGCGTGGGCGATCCGAAGTTCAGCGTCACGCTGCTGATCCCCAAGTCCAACCCGAATATCAAGCAGGAGCTTGACGCGGCCATGAACGCCGCCGCTGAGGTCGGTGTCAACGCCAAGTGGAACGGCGTCCGCCCCGCCCGCATCGAATCCGTTGTCCATGATGGTGATGGTGTTCGCCCCAGCGGCGAGCCTTTTGGTGAGGAATGCCGTGGCTGCTGGGTCGTGACCGCATCCAGCAAGAACAAGCCCTATGTCTGCGGCGCAGACAACGTGAACTGCGAACTGGCCCCCACGGACATCTACAGCGGTATGTACGCCCGCGTGTCCATCAACTTCTATGCCTACAACTCTGCTGGCAAGCGCGGCGTCGGCTGCGGCCTGCGCGCCGTGATGAAGACCCGCGACGGCGAACCGCTCAGCAACTCCGTTGTTACCGCCGCTGAGTTCGCCGGTGTTGGCGGCGTTCAGGCAACCCCCGCACAGGGCTATGCTACCGGTCAGTATGGCGCGGCCATGCCCGCAACGCCTGTTCCCGGCTACGGCGGTTATCCCGCTGGCGGCGTTCAGCCGCAGGCCGGTTACACTCCCGGCCAGATCAACCCCATCACCGGTCAGCCCATGTAAACCACTGCGCTGGGCAGGCGGCTACACAGTGACCGTCTGCCCGGCAAGGACACAAAGGAGGCATTTACATGGGTATCATCCACCTTGACTTCGAGACGTATTCCGACATCAACATCAAAAAAGCTGGTGCGTTCCGGTACATTCAAAGCCCGGCGTTTGAAATTCTTCTGTGCGCCTACAGCGTTGACGATGGACCTGTTCGTGTGCTTGACCTGACTGTTCCGCAGGAACGCAACTACTTTAACACCGCATTCAAAGACTTGATTTTCCGCAGCGACAGCGTGCTCATGGCCTACAATGCAGCCTTTGAGGCGGGCTGTATCGCTCGGCATTTCAGTGTCAGATTTACCCCGGCCTATGTAGCGAAGTTCCGCGACACAATGCTGCATGGCCTATATGCCGGTTACACCGCAGGTCTGGACGCGACAGGCCGGGCGCTGGGCATTCCAGAGGACAAGCAGAAGCTGGCTACCGGCAAGGCCCTGATCCGCTATTTCTGCGTACCCTGTAAGGCAACAAAGGCGAACGGCGGCAGAACCCGAAACTACCCGCATCACGACCCCGAAAAATGGGAGCTGTTCAAGACCTACAACGGTCAAGACGTTGTGGCGGAAATGGAGATCGAACGCCGCTTATCTGTGTTTCCTGTGCCGGATTTCGTTCAAAAGCAGTGGGAAACGGATCTTCTTATCAATGCGCGCGGCGTGGCGGTCGATATGGATTTTTGCGAAGGCGCGTTGGGGCTGGGCGAAACCATCCGCACACAGCTCACCGAAGAGGCCGTCCAGCTTTCCGGTCTGCAAAACCCTAACAGCGTCAAGCAGTTGGCCCGCTGGCTGTCCGCCGAAACCGGCGACGACATTACCACTCTCCGTAAGGAAACAATCAAAGAGCTGCTGGGCCGCGACAATGCCGACCACGTTCAGCGGATGCTGGAAATCCGGCAGGAGCTGGGGAAAACAAGCACAAAAAAATACGACGCCATCGAGGCCGCTGTGTGTGACGACGGGCGCGTCCGTGGGCTGCTTCAGTTCTACGGCGCAAACCGGACGGGGCGCTGGGCCGGACGTTTGGTGCAGGTCCAGAATCTGCCCCGCACCTACACGGAGCCGCTGGAATTTGCCCGTGAGCTGGTCAAGGGTCGCAAGCTCGACGCGCTGCGGACAGTCTACGGCTCTCCGAATGATACGCTGTCACAGCTTATCCGCACCGCGTTTGTGGCCGCCCCCGGCAACGTCCTGATTGATGCCGATTTCAGCGCCATTGAAGCCCGCGTCATATCGTGGCTGGCCGACGAGGAGTGGCGGCTTGAAGTCTTCAGGACGCACGGCAAAATCTATGAGGCGTCCGCCTCTCAGATGTTCGGCGTCCCACTGGAACGGATCAAGAAGGGCAACCCAGAATATTCCCTCCGGCAGCGCGGCAAGGTCGCAGAATTGGCCCTCGGCTATCAGGGCGGCGTCCCTGCCATGCGGCAGATGGACACCGGCAAGCTGCTTGCCGACCTGCCGGACGAGGAAATCAAAGACATCGTGGACAAGTGGCGCAACACAAACCCCAAAATCCGCAACCTTTGGTACAGCTTCAACGACGCAGCGATCCGCGTCATCCAGAACGGCGGTTCTCTCCGTGTTCGCTGCTGCACCTTCGCGCGGGAATGTGACTGCATCCGTGGTACGACCTGCATGACTATCTCGCTTCCGTCCGGTCGCAAGCTCTATTATGTGGAGCCTGCTGTCGGTGAAAACCGCTGGGGCGGTCCGTCCATCACCTATATGGGCGTGAACGACAAAAACAAGTGGGGCCGCATCGAAACCTACGGTGGGAAATTGGTCGAGAACGTTGTTCAGGCTATCGCCCGCGACTGTCTGGCGCAGGCCATCGAACACCTTGAAGCCGCTGGGCTGCCTGTGGTTTTCCACATCCACGACGAGGTGGTCATCGACACCGCCGCATTCGACACCAACGACGCCATGCTTGACAAAGTGGTCAAGATCATGTCAACCCCGATCCCGTGGGCGGAGGGCCTGCCCCTCGGCGCTGACGGCTGGGTCGGAGCATTTTTCAAAAAAGATTAAGGAGGCAACCTTTTATGTTTATTAAGACTTCTACTACCAACGAAACCACATGGGCCGCGCTGAAGGCGGCGGTCGATAACGGCACCATCGCGCATGGCGATTTGGTCATCTTCAATCTGAAGAACGGCGAGGAAGTGGCCGTGAGAGCTACACAGGACAAGAAGGGCAAGTGGTTCTTCGTCCTCGAAGACTGCCTCGCTGACGAGCACTGCATGAACAAGCGCCCCACCAACAAGGGCGCGTGGGCCGCCTGCGATATGCGGCAGTATCTCAACAATACCGTGTTCGCCCTTCTGCCGGACGAGCTTCAGGCGCTTATTGCGCCGACGACAATCGTCCAGATCGTAGACGGTGAGCGCGTGGAAACTGAAGACAAGCTGTTCTTGCTCTCCAAGACGCAGGTGTTCGGCAAGGGCCGCTGGTCGGATCGTGAGCCGGAGGACACGCAGCTTCTGTGCTTCCTCCGCGAGAAGGACCGCGTGAAGGAGTGCGGCGACAATGGAACATGGTGGTGGTGGCTGCGGTCGCCTGAGGCGTCCGGCTCGTCGTCTTTCGCCACTGTGTACAACATCGGTGGCAGCGACTACGACGGCGCGTCCAACTCCTACGGGGTGGCGTTCGGCTTCTGTTTAATCTGATTTCCCTTTGAAATCCGGCCCCCGGTCGTGGGGCCACCCAAAATACAATAACACAAAATCTACGGAGGCAACTCATTATGAAATGCGAAAAGCTGATTAAAACCGCCGCTGTGGTGGCTCTGATCCTTTTTATCGCCGGTGCAGTAATCGGCACTCTGGCCGTCCCTGTGGTCCTGTCCATGTTCTATTCGTGGTACTGGCTGTTCCTGTATGCCGGTTATTTGCTTGTCATCCTCTATGTGGCGCTTTACTGCATCCGCTACAGCTACGAGGAACACATCAATAACGGAGGGAAATCCTATGCAAAACGCTAACATCGGTCTGGTTGACATTACGTTGACCTGCCATTTCGAGGTCAAGGACGCCGAAGTGTTCGGCGGCGCTGGGAGCGTCGGCTACACAAGCGTTGCGCTGAAGCACGCGAAAGCCGCCGACCAGCTTGTGGACATCATCAACAATTCGGTTCAGTGTGAAGGCTTCCTTTACGCCCAGCGCAAGAGCACTGCTGATCTGCTCGGCGTTCCCGTCGAGTGCGTCAGAGCCATTACATACGACCAGTATGAGGCCGCGACCGGAGACGACGAAACGGAGGACGACGATGAAGATTATTAAGTCCGGCTTTGAGTTCATCACGCCGCTGGACGGTGCATCCGTCCTCCGGCATATCGAGCGCTGCGGGCGTGTCTGCTACAAGTCTGAGGGCAAGATCACTGACGACAGCGCCCCGAAATTCGTTGCCGGTATCATCAAGCGCGGTCACGAGGCCGTTTTAGAGCACTATTCCTTCTCAGTCCTGTTTACCTGCGACCGTGGCGTCAGCCACGAGATTGTCAGACACCGACTGGCCTCTTATTGTCAGGAGAGCACCCGCTACTGCAACTACAGCAAGGATCAGTTCGGCAGCGAGATCACGGTCATTGAGCCGTTCTACCTGAACGAGAATACCTTCGCCTACGACGAGTGGAAAGAGGCTTGCCGCCGTGCTGAAACCGCCTATTTCAACCTTCTGAATTGGGGCCTGTCCCCGCAGGAAGCCCGCGCAGTGCTCCCGAACAGTCTCAAAACGGAGGTCGTTATGACAGCCAATATCCGCGAGTGGCGTCACTTCTTGCGGCTCCGTACCTCCACCGGCGCGCATCCGCAGATACGGGAGATAGCTACACCGTTGCTGCGTGAGTTGCAGCAGATCGTTCCTGTTTGCTTTGATGATATTCTGCCGAAGGAGGTTGACCATGAAACGAGCTGAAATTCTTGAGGCCGCCCGCAAATGCGTCTGCGGAGAGCGTGAGCGCGAATACGGCAGGCCCGAAAACAACTTCGCCCTTATCGGCAAGCTGTGGGAGGCGTACACCGGAACGCGCTACAGCGCGAAGGACGTTGCTATGATGCTGGCGCTCCTGAAAGTGGCCCGCATCAAGACCGGCGTCAAGGGCGACAGCTTCGTTGACTTGGCCGGTTACGCCGCCTGTGCCGGTGAGATCGCCACGGAGACGCCGAAGACCCCACCCGTCAACACTTGTATTTCCTGCGGGGCTGAAATCCCTGAGGGGCGGCAGGTCTGCCCTACCTGCTTAAAGGAGGCGTCAAGATGAATGCGCTGACCGCAAAAGAGGCGGAAGCGTGGACTTCCGAAATGGCTCGTGTGGCGAACGTGACCATTCGTGGAATCCTCGAAGCCGCCGACCGCAACAACATTGACCGCGATTCCGCCGTTCAGTTCTTCGCGGACCTGTTCCTGACTATGACAAGCGTCGCCACCTTTGAGCACTTCGACTTGGGAGGTGATCCGCATGGCAAGGGATGAATGCTGGGATGCTCTCAAGGAGCACGCCCGGCAGAATCACAGGGAGCGGGTAGCAAAGAATCCCGACCGCATTGAGTACGCGATCCGGCAGCTTGAAGCCCACAACATCGAATATGTCCTGAAAAACGACGCCACAGGCCATTTCCACTGTCGCCGTAAATCCGATGACGCGCTGGTCCAGTTCTGGGCAGGCACCGGAAAAATCCTCGGCTACACACAGAGAGGCATTCACAATCTGATCCGCATTTGCGAGGAGGGTGTGAATGAGTGACTGGACCGGAAATAGCCGGTCGGCCCACGCCATTCTGGGCGCACGAAACTACGCCCAGAATGAGCGCGAGGTCAACGACTATTACGCAACCGAACCCAAAGCCGCGCAGCTCCTTATGGAGGTAGAACAGTTTGCCCCGATGATATGGGAGTGTGCCTGCGGTGAAGGACATTTGGCAAAGGAATTCGAGAGGGCGGGCTATCGCGTCTATGCCACAGACCTGATCGACCGGGGCTTCGGGCATCAGCGGGATTTCCTGAAGTGCCAAGCCCCCCCCGTCCCCGGATTCGACATCATTACAAACCCTCCATATTCAAAGGCACAGGAGTTTGTCAAGCACGCCCTTGACATCTCGGCGGACGGCTGCAAGGTGGCTATGTTCCTCAAGATACAGTTCCTTGAAGGCAAAGCGCGGCGAGCACTCTTTGAGGAATACCCGCCCAAAACCGTATATGTCAGCTCAAGCCGCCTGCGTTGCGCTATGAACGGTGATTTTGAGAACGGTATAAAATCAAGCGCTGTCTGCTATGCGTGGTATGTGTGGGTGAAGGGGTACACCGGTGACACGGTGATTAAATGGATCAATTAGAAGGAGTGAAATATATGGATAAGAAAAGCAGCGGTGGCGGCGGAATTGGCTTCGTCGGCCTGCTGACCATCGTGTTTATCACGCTCAAGCTGACGCGCGTTATTGCTTGGTCGTGGTGGTGGGTGCTGTCTCCGCTCTGGATCAGCGTTACAGTGGTCGCACTGATCGGCGTTATCGCCGTCTTTGTGGCTCTCCTGCGGAAATGACCCGCGTTACCAACCACGCAGCGCGAAGAACAAAAGAACGTCTCGGCCTGCCGAAGAAGCTCTCCCATAAGAACGCTGAAAATGCGCTGCGGTACGGCATCCGACACAGCGACACCAGCGGCAGCCTGAACCGGTACATATCGGCGCTGTACTGGAAGCACGAGACGGCAAACAATGTCCGTATCTACTGCAACAACGTCTATATCTTCCACGGCGAAACCCTTATAACGATTTTTCCGCTGCCGCAGAAATACCGCAAAACTGCGGCGCGGATCAGTCGGAAAACCACAGAACGAGGTGAATTCGATGAAAATTCCTGAAAAGATCAAGATCGGCGGCAAGACCTACACCGTCGAGATCACCAGCAAAATGGATCTCGGTATCAACAACGTATCGGCGGAAATCCTCTACAGCGACCTGATTATCCGCGTCAGCCCGCAGGCTACGGCCAAAATGGAGGCCGATTTCATCCACGAAATGGTCCATGCGATCTATTTCGGCCTCGGCTACCGCGACCACGACGAAAAGCGTGTGGACGAGCTGGCGAACGCGCTCCATTCGGTCATTGTCGATAACCCGGATGTGTTTGCGCCCGCCGAGGTCGGACGCCATGAGAGTTAAACAGTACAAGGGCACGGTCTACGGCGCTGATCTGACCGCCAAAGAGCGGCGCGCCATGAACATCGAGATCAACCGGCAAATCGTGGAGGCTGACCGTAAATATCTGAACAACGTTGACGCCATGATCCTTTATTTCCTGCACAAGCACCTCGGCTTCGGGAAAAAGCGGCTCCGGCGCGCATGGGAACAGTTTACGGTCATCCACGACAATCTGGTCAACTACTATGAAATGCCCGACGACGACGCATGGCTTGCGGACCGCAAACTGCAAGAGATCGGTGTTGACGTCGCAGCGTGGAACGCAGAAAAAGGAGACGGCCCATGAAAAACGACGCAGAAAGAGGCTCACTTATGAAAAGCGATACAAACATCCCGTGCGTCCAGCTTTCTACCGAACAACAGGTGGTGGCCATTGAGGCTGCTTGCAAGGCCGCGAATCTTGACGCACATATCACCAGAATCACGGCGAAAAGCAGGGCTGTCACATGGGCGGAAAAGCTCGCGGTCCGCTTCAAATTGGATCGAGAAGACCTCGTGGTCAAAAATAGCTATATGTACTGCGACGCGCTGGATATGTGTTTCTTCTTCCTGAATGGCCGTACTCCCGCCTTCGCTTATGCCGGTTATACCGTGGTACGGTCAGCGGACGCAAACGACGGATTGGTCAAGGCTTTCGCCAAAGCAGACGAGGTGCTGCGGTACATGGCAGAGTATCAGGAAAAGGAGGCGGCTACACAGTGAGCTATGATGTGAGCTTCAAGGCCAAACTTGAAGGTACGGATCAGTGGGTGTACGTCGGTGACGACTGGATCAACCACACGTCCAACACCGCCGCCATGATTAAAGAGGTGTGCGGCTCCTATCCCTCTGAGTGGAACGGCAAGCGCTGTGCCGATATGTACCCCGTGCTCATGCAGGGTGCGTCGCTGCTGGTTCGGTATCCGCAGCGCTACCGGCAGTTCGAGCCGGACAACCACTGGGGCACCGTGGGAACCACAGCGGAATTCCTTATGAAGATTGCGGACAACTGCGATAAGTTCCCGACCGCCGTGATCGAAGTCGATTGTTAGGAGGTCTGTATGGCAAACTACCCCAAGAGGAACAGCGAGGGCTACTACGACCCCACAGCGTATGAGGGCGTGAAATCTATCGTCCGTGAAGAAAACGCGCTGGATGGCCGCGTGAGCGACCTCGTGAGGGTCCTTAAATTCATCATCCGTAACTGCGGCTTTGAGCTTGTCAGCCGCATCGAAATCAAAGATGTCAAGACCGGGAGGGTGTTCAAATGAATATGACGAAGGCCGAGCTTGAAACCGAACTCAGGCAGGCACGGGATAAAATCTGCTATTGCGAATGCAAGAACAAGGAGCTTCAGGAGCGTCTGAGCGCGATTGTGGCACCCGTCCAGTGCGACACCTACGCCGAGGCTGTCAGAGCCTACGGCAAGCAATCGCAGCTTGTGATGGCTATGGAGGAAATGTCCGAGCTGACCAAGGAGCTGTCGAAGAATCTTCGCGGCGCGGATAACTCCAAGGCGTTGGCCGAGGAGATCGCAGACGTGGAAATCATGCTTGAACAGCTCAAGGTCATTTTCCGCAACCGCGCTCTGGTGGACCGCGTCCGCGCAAACAAGCTGGTTCGGCTGTCTGACCGGATCACGGGAGAAGCGCGGGAATGAGCGGTGCGGAGCTACACAAGGAGGCGACGCCTTCCCCGGTGACGGGGGGGGGTGATCCTGAGGACAGGAGTACCTGATTATGAACTATGACAGACAAATCACCATATCCGTGGGCAACAACCGCCGTGATATGGTCTGGAAACAGACGGTGCTGACCGTCGAAGAACTCTATAAACGGCTGTCTACCCCGGTCCGTGGGGCTGAAACCCTGCAAGACTATCTGCATCTGAAGAAGTCGCAGCAGGACGATCTGAAGGACGTCGGCGGCTTTGTGGGCGGCTCCCTGCTGGGGCAGCGCCGCAAGGCAAACAACGTGACCGGGCGCGACATCATCACACTTGATTTTGATAACATCCCCGGCTGGCAGACGGAAACCATTATCGGAAAAATGGACGAGCTGGGCTATAGTTACTGCATTTACAGTACCCGCAAGCACACGCCTGAGCGCCCGCGTCTGCGCGTCGTCGTCCCGACTGACCGGACTATGACCCCTGACGAATACGAGCCGTGCGCGCGCCGTGTGGCCGCTCATGTGGGCATCGGCATGGCCGATCCGACCACCTTTGAAACGGTCCGGCTCATGTACTGGCCTTCCTGCTGCTGTGACAGTGAGTTCGTCTACAAGGCCGTAGACGCGCCGCTGATCTCCGCAGACGCCCTGCTGGGTACATACGCCGACTGGCACGATCTGACGAGCTGGCCGGTGGTCCCCGGCGCTACCAGCTATCAGAAGCTGGCTATGAAGCAGGGCGACCCCGAAGAAAAGCAGGGCCTTGTGGGTGCCTTCTGCCGCACCTATAACGTGCTGGCGGCAATGGATGCCTACCTGCCCGGCATCTATGAGGCTGTGGACAACGACCCTGACCGTTATACCTATCTGGGCGGCTCCACCACAGGCGGCGCGATCATCTACGACGGCGGCAAGTTCCTGTTTAGCCACCACGCGACTGACCCGTGCAGCGGGCGGCTGGTCAATGCCTTTGATCTGATCCGGCTTCACAAATTCGGGGACAAGGACGACAATGCCTCGCCGGAAACGCCCGTTGCAAAGCTCCCGTCTTACAAGGCTATGTGCGATCTGGCGCTGGCCGACAAGACCGTATGCGCCACGCTCAACCGCGAACAGCACGAACAGGCTATGCGGGAGTTCGAGGGCATGGGCAATGACCCCACGCCGGAGGACGACACCGCATGGGCTGAGAAGTTGCAGCGCACGCAGGACGGCAAGATCAAGAGCACCATTGATAATGTGCTTATCATCCTTGACGGCGACCCGCTCCTGAAGGGCAAGTTTGCGCTCAATCAGTTCGCCGGGCGCGGTGAGGTACTGGGGCCGCTGCCGTGGAAGAAGGACGGCAAACGCCGCCTGTGGTCTGACACGGACAGCAACGGCCTGTACTGGTACATGGAGCGCTTCTGGGGTATCTCCGGGCGCGGCAATATCGACAGCGCCCTTGACATCCACGCCTCGCAGCACGCCTTCAATGAGGTCCGCGAGTACATCGAGCGCCTGACATGGGACGGCGTGCCCCGGCTGGACACGCTGTTCATTGACTATTTGGGCGCAAAGGACACCGCCTATAACCGCGCTGTGTGTCGCAAGAGCTTCGCCGCAGCTGTTACCCGTGCTATGATCCCCGGCTACAAGTACGACAACATGGTCATCCTCGCCGGGCCGCAGGGCATCGGCAAAAGTACCCTGCTGGACAAAATGTCCCGTGGCTGGTTCAACGACAGCATCCGCACCTTCGAGGGCAAGGACGCATCAGAGCTGCTTCAGGGCGTGTGGCTGGTGGAGGTGTCAGAGCTGGACGCTTTCCGCAAGACCGATGTCGCCCGCATCAAGCAGTTCCTCTCCCTGCGTGCCGACCGCTACCGTGCAGCGTATGGCCGTCACGTCTCGGAACTGCCCCGGCAGTGCGTGTTCTTCGGCTCCACCAATACGACGGACTTCCTTCAGGACACGACCGGCAACCGGCGTTTCTGGCCCGTGGACGTGGGCGAAATCCCCCACACGAAAACCGTGTGGCGCGACCTGACCGACGACGTTATCGACCAGCTGTGGGCAGAGGCAAAGGCCCGCTGGCAGGCTGGCGAATCGCTGTACCTCTCCGGTGACGTAGAGCAGGAGGCGAAGATCAAGCAGGAGGAGCACCGCGAGGTGTCCGCCCGTGAGGGTCTTATTGCCGCGTTCGTTGAAAAGCAGGTGCCGGTGGACTGGGCAAAATGGCCTATCGACAGGCGGCGGGATTACTGGTGCGGAGCTACACGGACGCCGGATGGGCAGGAGCTTGAGCTTGTGGACCGTGACCGTATCGCCGCCGTGGAAGTTTGGTGTGAGCTGTTCAACGGAAATGTCCGGGAAATGAAGCCCGCTGACACACGGGAAATCAACGCCATTCTGGCGCGGCTGGACGGCTGGAAGCGGTCTGGCACGGTCATCCGGGTAGGCCCATACAGCGTGCAGCGTGGCTTTGTCCGGGCGTGAAAAGGCTGTAACATTCTGCTGTAACACTGGATGTTACAAGCGCAGAACGGTGTAACACTGTAACAAAAACGTTACGGCAGACGTTACAGCGAAAAAGCCCGTATTTCAAGGGCTTTTTGGACTTTGTAACATTGTAACATACTTTTTCTATTGAATACCTGTAATAAAGGGCGTATGGGCGTTATCCGCCATAGCGCCTATACGCGTAGGGAATTATAGAAAATGGGGTCAAAAACGTTACAACCGTTACCGACAAGGAGGACCTAAATGCTTGAATCCTATTACGAAAATAAGCTGAGAACCGACGTCCAGAAGCTGGGCAACGGCGTCCGGTGTCTGAAGTTTGAAAGCCCCGGTTTCTCCGGTGTCCCTGACAGGATCATCCTGCTTCCCGGCGCAAAGGTGGTTTTTGTGGAAACGAAGCAGCCGGGGAAAACGGAACGCAAGCGGCAGCTTTATGTGCAAGGGCTGTTGCGCGCATTGGGCTTTGAAGTTTTCTCGGCAGTCGATAGTGTGGAGAAAATCGAAGCCGTGCTTGCACGATGCAGGGAGGTACTGAGGGATGAAGGATTTTTGCCCGCATAACTATCAGCAGTATTGCATTGATCGAATTATTCGTGATCCGGCATTGGGGCTTTTCTTGGACATGGGCCTCGGCAAAACGGCTATCACGCTGACTGCGATCAAGCGGCTGAAGTATGAATATTGGGCAGTGCGGAAGGTGCTTGTCATTGCTCCGAAGAAGGTAGCAGAATCGACATGGGACAAAGAAGCTGCAAAGTGGTCCCACCTCTCCTGTCTCCGGCTGGTACACGTCCTCGGCTCTGTGGGGCAGCGTACCGCAGCACTGGCCCAAACGGCGGACGTTTATCTTATCAACCGCGAGAATGTGCAGTGGCTGGTGGGCTACTACGGGCACAGCTGGCCGTTCGATATGGTGGTCATCGACGAAAGCAGCAGCTTCAAAAATCATCAGGCAAAGCGCTTCAAGGCGCTGAAGCTGGTGCGCTCTCGGATCAACCGTATTGTGGAGCTGACCGGCACACCCAATCCCCGCAGCCTTATGGACCTGTGGGCGCAGCTTTTCCTTCTGGACGGCGGCAAGCGGCTGGGCCGTACTATCACGGCATACCGCGACGCATACTTTGTGCCGGATAAGCGCAGCCGCACGACGATCTTCTCCTATGCGCCGAAGCTGGGTGCAGCGGACGAAATCTACAGGCGCATTTCTGACATCTGCATCAGCATGAAATCGGAAGACTACCTCGACCTGCCGGAACTGATCTATGAGGACATCCCCGTCAAGCTGGACGCCGCAGCGCAGAAGGCTTACGACCGCTTGGAGCGGGACACGCTGCTTCAGGTGGACGAAACAGTCATCACGGCTGGCTCTGCCGCCACTCTGCGCGGCAAGCTCCTACAGCTCTGTAACGGCGCTGTGTACGACGAGGACGGGAACGTCATCACCGTGCATGACTGCAAGATCGAGGCGCTGCTTGAGACTGTGGAGCAGCTTTCCGGGCAGCACGCGATTATCTGCTACAACTTCAAGCACGACCGTGACCGGCTGTTGCGGGCGCTGGAAGCTACACACTTGCGGGTGAGAGTGTACGAGGGCAAAGCGGAAGAAGACGACTGGAACGCTGGCAACATTGACCTGCTGTTGATGCAGCCCGCGTCCTGTGGCTACGGCCTCAACCTGCAAGAGGGCGGCCATCACATCATCTGGTTTGGCCTGAACGACAGTTTGGAGCTGTACCAGCAGACCAATAAGCGCCTGCACCGGCAGGGGCAACCGTACCCTGTCATAGTCCACTATCTGGTGGTGCTGGGCGGCACGGACGAAGACGTTATTAAATCTCTGGGCGGCAAAGCCAATGCACAGGATAGCCTGTTGGAAGCCCTGAAGGTTAGAATTCAGAAGGCTAAGGAGGCCGCAGCATGACTATCAAAGAACTATCTCAGCTCTATTGGCTGAACCGCGAAATCGAAGAAGACAAGCGCAGGCTTGATGAATTGGAGTCTATGACTGCATCCCCAAAGTCTCCAAAGTATGACGGTATGCCCCACGCGCCGGGCTATAGTGATACGCTGGCCCGCTGCGTAGCGGAAATCGTTGATCTGAAGGCCATTATCGCAGCAAAGCAAATCCAGTGCATCCATGAGCGCACCCGCCTTGAACGGTACATATCCGGCATACCGGACAGCTTGACCCGGCAGATATTCGCCTTGCGCTTTATCAACGGGCTTAATTGGCACCAGACGGCCATGCACGTCGGAGGCGGCAACACAGACGAGAGCGTGAGAAAGCGCGTATACCGGTATCTGCAAAGCACCAGTGACTAAAGTGGTCCCAAAATGTCCACCACACCTGTGGTAAACTATAGCATGGAATTCAAGACACGCGAGAGGCGGTACACGGTTCTGCCTCCGGCCTTACCGCCTGTGTCTTGAATTCTATTTTTGCAGATAGGAGGCCCGCGCCATGTACCGCGATCAGAGGAATTACGAAAATCTGAATAGAGCAAAGTTCATCGGCGCGGGAGCCTTTGACATACCGCGCATTCTGGCCGAAGTTCCGGCCGCGCCTCAAAGCTGGATCGGCTTTAACTATGCGAAAAGCTGCAAGGACCCGGCGAACAAAGGCGTTCACTTTTTCGTGGACGACTATCAGTTCAACCGCCTGTGGACAAATCCCGACGCCTATCTCGATATGCTGCGGCGATTCAAGGCCGTATGCACGCCGGATTTCAGCACATACACCGATTTCCCGAAAGCCGTTCAAATCTGGAACCATTACCGCAAGCATTGGCTCGGCGCGTACTGGCAAGGCAACGGGATCACGGTTATTCCGACCATCGCTTGGAGCGACGAAAGCAGCTTCGAGTGGTGCTTTGACGGTGAACCCGTGGGCGGCGCTGTGGCCGTTTCCAGTGTGGGAACACAGCTCAACAAGCGCGCCGCAGAGCTTTTCCGGCTTGGCTATGATGAAATGCTCCGCCGCCTGAATCCATCGACGATTTACTTCTACGGCCTTGTGCCGGATGGCGTTTCCGGGCCTATCGTTCATGTGGCGGCTTTTCAGGAGCAGATCAAGGCGCGGACTACAAAACCGAAAGAGAGTGTGGTATAATACATGGGTGGACGTGGCGGCGGTTCCGGGCGCGGCAGCAGCGCGCTTGACACAAAAGACGTCGGAGAGCTGCGACAGTATATGCAGGACCATTACAGCGTGACGGTGCATTCGTCCGCTGATAAGGTTGATTTCGGCGTTTTGCGCTCGGCAGCAGGTGAGCTTGAAGGACTACTGAAGGAGTTCCCGCAGGCGGCAATCGGCATCCATGAGCTGAACGGCAGTGAAAGCCGCTCCAATGCCTACGCCTCTGCTTCTCTGTCCGGCAAATTGCAGCTCAATCCCAAAATGATGGGCGATCAGGCAAAGCTGGATCAGAGTTACGAAAACGACGTGCGTGTCAAATGGCATCCTGACGGCACAAGCAGTGTACATATTGCCTCGCACGAAATCGGGCATCTGCTGGAAAGTGCGTTGGTGTTCAAGAACATCACGCAGACCGGCTATTATGGGACCATGGACCGTATCAACGCGTGGAACAAGCACCGTTTCGCTACGAAGGTGGTGGGCGAGGCCGCAAGAGCCGCAAAGAAAACCGCAGTCGGAAAAGGGCTGACGAATGACCAGCTTGTGGCGCAGATTTCCCGATATGCGACCAAAAACCGTTCTGAGGCTATGGCCGAGGCCGTCGCAGACTATCGCGCCAACGGCAGCCGCGCAAAGCCGCTGTCTCAAGCAATTTGGAAAATTCTCAAAAGGGAGTTAGGATAACATGAGTGAGATTAGAAACGAAAATGACCCTGAACTGATTATGATGGGCTATGTGATCCGCGACGAGGACACGGACGAGATCATCGGCATCAGAGACGACGCCCCCGACGACGTGAAGGCGTTCTTCAAGGAGTACATGAATCAGAGCGACGACGAGCCTGTTGTCAGATAGGAGGCCCATAATGGCAAAAAAGACCCCCGCACAGCCCGCGAAGGGCAAGACCGGCAAGCGTCCCGGCGCGCCTTATGACGCAAAGCCCACCAAAGCGGAAGGCGGCAAGGGCAAAGGCCCGAAACCCGTCATCCGTGTGAACTGAACAAGACTTCAACCGTCAGCGGCTTTCCGCTGGCGGTATTTTTATACTCAAAAAGAGGTGAGACAATATGCAGCTTGACAGATTCAAGCATGAATTCAAGCGTCTGAACGGCGTTTATGCGACCGACAAGGTGGTGCTTTTCCGCAATCCGCTTGAGCTGTACAGCCTGACGACCGGCAAAATCATTGCATCCTTCAACAGCCTTGACGAGGCTTTGCACTTTGAGATTGACGGCAAGACCCTTGAGCAGCGGATCAGCGCATGGACAGAGATCACCTTCCCCGTGGAGAACGGCGGACGCGGCGGCGGTTCCGGCATCGGTTTTAGTGGCGGCTGGCCGTCTTCTGGTGGTGGCAGTGGCAAGGACGAAACCACCGCAGACCTTCCCGCGCGCATGAATGTCAAAATCGGCTCCAACCGTGTCTATGAGGACATGGTACGCGCCTTTGTTGCCGCACATGGCGACGCGCTGGAAGAACATGGCGTGGTCGTGGATGAACAGGGCTTCGCTACGAAATACCGCCACGGCAACGCGGGCAGTATTTCAGGGCTGACCGGCAACGGCAGGGGAATTGCCATTCATAATCACCCGCGTGACGGCTGGCCGACCTTCAGCAAAGAGGACGTCATCAATACCGCCCTCGGCACCCGGCGCGGCATTGTGGCCGTCAGCACCAAAACCGGACGCGGCGACGATACGGCGCGATATGCGGGCGTGTACACCTTCACGAAGGGCACGCATTTTAACGCTTCCGGCTTTGTAAAGGCGGTCAACAGTGCCCAGCTCAGTGGCAAGGACTACAACGACGCCGTTTCTAAGTGGCTGAAAGCCAATCAGCAGAAATTCGGTTACAAGTACAGCTATCAGAAAGCGAAGTGATGAAGGAGGAAAAACCACAGATAGGAGGTGCGAAGCGTGAGCAGACCACAAGACAAGAACCTCATTCCTCTGACCGAACGCAGCGAAGAAGAGGCTCACGCTATCCGCTCTGCTGGTGGTAAAGCCAGTCAGGAGAAACGCCGTGAGCGGCAAATGATGGCTGACCTTCTTGAGCTGTATTCCGGCCTCCCGATTACCGATAAGCGCAAGCAGAACCGCCTGAAAAAGCTGGGCATCCCGTCTGAGGTGCTGACCCAAAAAATGCTTGTGGCCGACGCTCTTATGCGGTCGGCGCAGGCGGGCAACACCTATGCGATCCAGCTCTATATGGACATCACCGGCGAAACCGGCTTGGGCGGCAGCGCAAAGGACAACAATCTGCTTGAAGCTATCCAGAATGCCACAAAGGAGGACGTGAACACGGATGATTTACCAGAACTTCAGCAAACGGCAGCTTCTGACGCTGACGTGGTGGAATAAGCCGCAGTTCATGGACTGTGACGGCATCATCTGTGACGGCTCTATCCGTTCCGGCAAGACCGTTTCCATGACGGACGGCTTTATCCTGTGGAGCATGAGCCGCTTCAACGGTCAGAACTTCGCTATATGCGGCAAGACGATTGAATCGCTGCGCCGCAACGTTATAACCCTCATGCCGCAATGGCTTGAGGGCATCTTTTCAATCACTGAACGCCGCAGTGAAAACAAGCTGATTATCACGTCTGGCAGCGTGACCAACAGCTACTATATGTTCGGCGGCAAGGACGAATCAAGCTACACACTGGTGCAGGGCATCACGCTTGCGGGCGTGCTGTTCGACGAAGTGGCCCTCATGCCGCGCTCTTTCGTGGAGCAGGCTATGGCTCGTTGCAGCGTGGCCGGTTCTAAGTTCTGGTTCAACTGCAACCCCGAAAACCCCGGTCACTGGTTCTATGTGGAGTGGATCAAGAAGGCGCGAGAGCGGAACATCCTGTATCTGCACTTCACAATGAACGACAATCTGAGCCTTGCGCCTGAAATCAAGGCCAGATATGAGGGAATGTACACCGGCGTCTTCTACCGGCGTTATATCCTTGGTTTGTGGGTAAAGGCCGAGGGCCTTGTCTATCCCATGTTCGACCGCTCGGCGCATATCGTCCCGAAGGTCCCGGCGCTCAACCCACGGCACCGCTACTATGTGGCCGTGGACTACGGCACCGTCAACCCGTTTGCCGCTGGCCTGTACGATTACAGTCCCTCAGAACAAAAGGCCGTCATGGTCAAGGAGCTGTACTACAAGGGCGGCAGCAACAACCGCGTGGACAACGAGGCGTATTACAAGATGCTGTGCGACCTGATCGGAGACTATCCGATCCAGTACATCATTATTGACCCGTCCGCGTCGTCCATGATCGAGACAATACAAAAATACGGTAAATTCATGGTCGTAAAGGCCGACAACGACGTTTTGAACGGCATTCAGGACGTGACAAAGTTCTTAAATGCCGGGTGCCTGTACTTCCACAAGAGCTGCAAAAGCACCTTTGAGGAGTTCGAGACGTATTCGTGGGACGAGGAAAAGGCCGAAGACGCGGTTATCAAAGAAAACGACCATAGCATGGACCAGCTCAGATATTTCTGCCGGACAGCCCTGCGGAATGAACTGAAATGGATAGTTTAAGGCGGTGACGAAATGAATTTTTTTACGCGCCTGCTAAGGAGGATCAAAATGCTTTTTATTCATAGCGGGACCGATATTGCGAAAGCATTTGGCGTTGAACTCATTTCCTCGCCGGAAATGTCCAGCGCCCTTACAAACTGGGACCGCATTTCTACCGGCAAGCCACCTTGGCTGAACGCCGAGGATGAAATCGGGACTATCAACATGGCAAAACACATCAGCGACACCCGCGCAAAGCTGGTTACGCTGGACATTGGCATTGCTATTTCCGGCTCGCCCCGTGCCGACTATTTGCAGGGGCTGGCTGACGACCTGCTCAAGCGCTTGCCAGATCGTGTGTCGGAGGCTGAGCGGCTGGGCGGCATTATGCTCAAATGGAACGGCGAGACGTGGGACTTCATCCTGCCGGGCAACTTCGGCATTACGGCGAAGGACGACAACGGTGAAATCGTCGGCGCGATCTTCGCGGCGCATACCGCACAGGGCAGCCGCCATTTCACACGGCTTGAATACCACCGCTTCGAGGGCAGCACCGCAGAGGGCGGCAAGCTCTACAAGATCACGAACAAGGCGTTTGAAAACCGGCTCAGCACGAAGGGTGAAGTTACCCTTGGCGAGGAGGTGGCGCTTGATAAGGTTGACGCATGGGCGCATCTGGCACCCGAAGTTACCATTACCAACCTTGAAACGCCGCTGTTCGGCTACTATCGCGTTCCCGGCGCAAACACCATTGATCCGTCGTCCCCGCTGGGGCTTTCCGTGTTTGCCAACGCTGCTGCGGAGCTGAAGGCCGTCGACATTGCCGTCAGCCGCAAGAATACGGAGATCGAGGACAGCAAGCACATTACTTTCGTCGGACAGCAGCTCATTCAGAACGCGCAGAACCGCAACGTCGAGCTGCCGCGTTTCGTGAAGGGCCTTGGTATGGGCCTCAACGACACGGAAACCAATGCGATCCACGAGCACGCGCCGACGCTGTTGACCGACGCGCGGATCAAGGACATCAACTTCGACCTGTCTATGGCCGGTGTCAAATGCGGCTTTTCCGAAGGCGTGTTTGTGCTGGACGGCCAGACCGGCATGATTACCGCGACACAGGTCGAAGCCGACGACCGCGACACCATCCAGACGATCAAGACCGACCGCGACGCGCTCAAGGACGCTATCACACAGGCGCTGGCTGGTGCTGACGCATTGGTCACGCTTTACAATCTCGCGCCGCTGGGCGAATATGAGGTCAATTTCAACTTCGGAGACGTGACCTACAACTACGAGGAGGACAAAGCCTCGTGGCGCGCCTACGTTATGCAGGGCTGGGTCCCGAAGTGGATGTACTTCGTAAAGTTTGAAGGCATGAGCGAGGAAGAAGCGAAGGCAATGACCGCAGAGGCCGACGCCGCGCAGATCGAGAAAGCCCAGCTTTTCGGCGCAGAATAGGAGGCGGCATAAATGCTGACCCCCCAGCAGATTCTGGACATCATCGAAACCCTGTACCCGCAAATCGACGAGCTAAACGTGTGGATCACAAGCGACCTTATTCGGCGTGTTATGGCACGGTTAGGACGCGGCGAGGGCGTTTTTCTCACTGCCTCGGATGAATGGCAGCTTGAGGTTTATCAGGCCGCAGGCGGCCATCTGGACGCTGTACAGCAGGAAATCAAGCGCTGGACAAAGGCAACGGATGCAGAGATCAAGCGCATCTTCGAGGACGCCGGTATCAAAGCTCTTGCCTATGACAGCAATTTCTACATCGAACATGGGCTTGCAGGCATTGAGCTTGCACAGTCTGAGAGCATGATCCGGCTGCTTGAGGACACCTACCAGCGAACGGCGGGCACCGTCCACAACTTTACCCGCACGACCGCGCACGCGAGCCAACAGCAGCTGCTGAAAGCTCTGGACACCGCGCATTTCAAGGTAGCGTCCGGCGCGACATCGTACACGCAGGCCGTACAGGAGGCCGTCAGCAGCATTGTTGACACGCAGACGCAGGTCATCTATCCCACCGGACACATTGACACCATCGAAACCGCTGTTCTGCGGGCCGTTCGTACCGGCGTCGCGCAGGCGTCCGGCAACATGGCCGTTCAGGGTATGGAGGAACGCGACTGGGACATTGTGCTTGTGTCGGCGCACCTCGGCGCGCGCTACGGAGACGGCGGCCAAAACCCCGGAAATCACTTCTGGTGGCAGGGCAAGTTCTACAGCAGGACAGGCCGAACGCCTGACCTGCCGCTTTTCGTGGAATCCACGGGGTACGGCACCGGCGAGGGCTTGTGCGGCTGGAACCGCCGCCCCAGCTTCGGCCCCGGCGACCTGCGGCACAATCCATACGCGCAGTTCGACGCAGAGGAGAACAAGAAAGCCTTTGACCTCAGTCAGAAGCAGCGCGGGAAGGAATCACGCATCCGGCGCACGAAAACAAAGCTGGTCGGCCTTCGCACGGCCATTGAGGCAGCGGAGGATGCGGGCGTGAAAGCTACACTCGAAGCGCAGTACACGCGGACGGCAAAGCTGCTGGAAAAGCAGAATTTGGACTACAACCAGTTCTGCGAGGACAACGGCCTGAAGCGCCTTTCCGACCGCATCCAGATTGCAAAATGGACGCGGGAGGACGCGCGGAAATCCATTGCCGCCGCCCGCAGCAAGTAAATAATCGCAAAGCAGAGCTTTACAGCACCATTCCGGCGCTGTGAGGCTCTGCTTTTCTATGCCCCTTCCAGTATTGCCGGTGCAACTCCGGCAGGGGTACAAAATTGGACTATCGGCGGTCCTAACAATGCCGAAAACGGCCAGACGCTGCAACGTCTTAAATATCTGCTATTGCCGTTATACAGGAGGTTATCTATGAAAACCGAAGAACTGACCGCACTGGGGCTGAATGAAGATCAGGTCAAGCAGGTGTTCGCGCTCAACGGAAAAGACGTTGAGGCCGCGAAGGCTGCCAAGGACAAGACCATTGCAGACCTCACGGCAGAGCGCGACGGCCTGAAAACCCGTCTCGATACTGCCGAAACCACGCTGAAGAAGTTTGAGGGTATCGACCCGCAGCAGATTCAGCAGGAAATCCAGACCTACAAGACGCAGGCGGAGGACGCGGAGAAGAAATTCACCCGCGAGATCACGCAGCGCGATCAGAAGGACTGGATCACCAAGAAGCTGGACGAGTACGGCGTCACTTCTCCCTTTGCCCGCACGGCCCTTGTGTCCGAGTGTATGTCTCCGGACGCCGGTCTGACGTGGAAGGACGGCGCATTTTTCGGCTTTGACGACTTTATGAAAGCCGCCAAGCAGAAGGACGCCGGTCTGTATCAGACTGCCGAGGAAAAGGAAGCCGCAGAAAAGGCGGCAAAGCAGAAGGAAAAAGCGCCTGCTTTTACGGGACCCACGGGCGACCCCGGCACCGGCTCTGAGAAGTACACCCCGCCCAAAATTTTCTGATAAACAAAGGAGTATGAATTATGCCTCGTATTAACGCACTGAACATCCTGCTGGAAAGCGACGGCAAGGAATATCTTGCCGAGCTGTACGGCAAAACCATTGAGGGCGTCCAGAAGGCGCTGATCTCCGGCTCCATGAAGAACATGGACCTGTCCGGCGATCCTGTTTCTGGCACCGTCGAAGCCAAGCGCTTCGTCAACGCCACCCCCAAGAACTATGGCACCGCGCGTACCGCAGGCAAGGGCGACGCCGTGAAGGCAAAGCCCGTCACCGTTGCCATCGACACCGACCGCGAGATCGTCGAGGAACTGGAACAGAAGGACGTCCGCCTGTACGGCGTTGACGGCGTTCTGGACCGTCGTTCCGCAAACCACATCCTGCGCATGGCTGCCGAACTGGACAATGCGTTCTTCGCCGCTGCTGCCGGTAAGGCCACTGTGCTGAACCTGTCCGCCTACAAGACCATCTCTGACGAGCTGGAAGCCATCATTCAGGAGTGCGAAACCACCCAGAATGACTTCGTGGACGGCGTGCCTCGCTCTATGATGCACCTCGTTCTGTCCCCGAAGTATTACGGCATGATCCGTAACGACCTCGACAAGCAGACCAACAACGCGAATGTGAACACTGCCGCCGAGGAGTTCCTTGTGTGGCACGGCGTCCGCGCGTACAGCTGCGTCCACCTTCCCGCCGGCTGCAACTACCTGCTCATGGTCGAGGGCGCTGTCGCTCAGCCCATCATGGCCGATCAGTACACCGCTGAGAAGATTCCTCTCTCCAATGCCTACGGCGTCGAGCTGTTCTACCACTACGGCACCACCGTTGTCATGCCTGACCTGATCTTCAAGCCCGGCGTGTTCACCAAGGCGACCGCTTACGCTGCCGGTACTCAGTATTACACCGAGGCCAACGGCGTGTACACTGCCGTCTCCATCACGGAGTTCGCGTCCGGCACCACCTACTACACCATGGCCTGATGTAAGGAGGACGCTATGCTGTTTCGCAACCTGAAATCGGGCAACGTCGTAGCCGCCACCGACGAAACCAGCATTGAGCTGATGCAGAGGTCGGCCATCTACGAAGCCGTAGAAATCGCCCCTGCTGTCGCACCCGCGCCCGCAAAGGCGGAGGGCAAGCGCCGTAAGAAGCCCACAGAGGCCGAAACGGACGCCCCTGCCGAGGTGCAGGAAGACTAAGGAGGCGTTGATATGGCATACACAGACTTTGCGTTTTACGGCTCCGGCTACTTCGGGGACACGCTGACCGAGGAAACCTCCCCAAAGTGGCTTGAACGCGCCAGCGACGAACTGGACGCAATCACCTTCGGGCGGCTTACGTTTGCGTTTCCGACCGTGGAAGCCCATGCCGTCAAGGTCAAGAAGGCTGTTTGTGCCATTGCCGAGGCCCTCTACTGGATCGACGTCCAGCGGAGGGCATCTTCCGCGCAGAAAGCGGAGGACGGAAGCTATCACGGGGCTGTCGCGTCTATCTCGTCCGGACGGGAATCCATTTCCTATTCGGCGGGCAGCGCGAACAGCTCCGTTTATGCTGCTGCCGCGACAAGCGCAGAGGCACAAACAAATTTGATCGGCAGCATTGCCGCGCAGTATCTGGCAAATATCCCGGATGCAAACGGCGTCAATCTGCTGTATGCGGGAGGTGTTGGGCGTGTACCGCGACACAATAACGGTCTTTAATTACCACGCCGCAACCGGGCGCTGGTTTCCGTCCGTCATTTCCGGCGCTGACCTGCTGACCACAAAAGCCAACAGCGCGACAACTGCGGGAGGCAACAACGCTGACGCCGTGGACATCATCATCCATTGCACGGCGGACAAGCGCGTTCCCACCGGCGCGGGGATGAAAAGCTACACGGGGCCGAAGGAATATGCCCGCTGCGACAATCCGGCGCAGCACATCACCTTTGCCCCGGAGTGCGATTTCATTTTTGCCGGTACATGGCCTGACACCGAGCCGCTGACCGATGACGACTATGACGAAGGCCTATACCACGCCCTGAACGCAGAACGCGACGGAATCTACCTGATAAGCTCTGCGGGCTTTTACGGCCTCCTCCCTCACTTCGAGATCGGAGGGCGGTAAAATGTCTGGCCTCCCGAAAATCTCCTATTCTGACGGCGGCGTACACGTCACTGTTGACCTGCGCGCGCTGGATCAGCGTATGCGCGAGGCGCAGCAATGGCTGGGCGACCGCGTGCTTGAGGACTGCAAAGCCTGTATGCCGCTGCTGACCGGCAGCTTGCAGCAGCGCTCCCACACGGAGGACGATGGAAAAAAGGTCGTCTTTCCCGGCCCGTATGCGCGCTACCAGTACGGCGGTAAGGTCATGGTGGATTCCGTAACCGGCAAAGGCCCCCGCAAAATCCCTACAGGCCCCGGTGAATACATCCTGCGTTTCCGCAAGGGCGCGAAGCTCGTTGCCACCGACAGGCCGCTGAAATACTCCAACCCGCAGGCCGTTCCGCAATGGTTTGAACACGCCAAACGGCAGAACAAGCAATTCTGGATCGACGGCGTGAAGGAGAAAATCGGAGGTAAATAACCATGCCGTCGAAAACGGTCATCGACATTGACGGCTCTGAGGCCGTCAGCAAAATTCTTCTTGACCTGCTGAACAAGTTCCCCGGTCTGACCACCGGCAACAAATCCATCCTGTTCTCCACGCTCTCGGACGCTTCGGGGATCGGATTCTTTCCGATTTCCGGTGCGGCTTTGCAGAACAGCACGGAGGACGTTACTGGACACGTCACGCAGGTCTGCCAATATCCGTTCAATGTGGTCTACCGCGCCGCCCCGAAATCCGAAACCCAGCGCATCCGCATCAAAGAATTCCTTGATGCGCTGGGCAAGTGGCTTAAGCGGGAGGCCGGCACGCAGGAACGGAATGCGTCTTGA